ATCTGTAGTCACAGGTAAAAGCACAGCTAATCGTTATGACTTTGAAAGATACAATTATAACGGAACAGAAAAAATAATGGTAGCTACAGGTGGTGATGCAGCTTTTAGTATAGATACTAGTTTTAATGTAGATGTAATAAATGCAACAGATGGTGGAACTGCACCAACTAATCCTAAGTTTGTAGCATCTTTTAAAAATCATATGTTTTATGCAGGTATGTCAAATGCTGTATCCACAGTACAGTTTTCTGGACCTTTTACTGAAGATGATTTTAATACAGGTGCAGGCACAATAAAAGTAGATACAACTATAGTTGGACTAAAAGTTTTCCGTGAAGAATTATTTATATTTGGTGAAGATAGAATATTTAAGATAGCAGGATCATCAAGTTCTGATTTTGTTGTAGTCCCTGTTACTAGAAAGA